CAGAAATATCAAAACCGAGCGTATTTCTTTTAAGAATATGTGCAAAATCGCTGATGCACTGGAAGTCAGCTTGGATGAATTAAGATAAGGGGGTGAGTGCGTGCAGGAACTTACAAAAAAACAAAAGTTAAAAAAGCAAGAGTTAAAGCCGAAAATAAAGCTTAGAAAAGAGAGAAAGAAGCATGAACTTACGACAGTTTTTATGGCAGATTTAATTGGTTTGAAAAATCGCAGACAATATGAATTAAAAGAAAATGGCAAAGCTCCATTCCATGATTATGAGATATCTATTATTTCTAATTATTTTCACAAATCAGAGAGTGAATTATTTTTTTAAAATAAAATATCCCAATTTGAGATTAAAGAGAAAGGAGAACTTATGACAGATTTTAAAAACTTGAATCTTCAATTAATCTTTCAGAAATGCGACGGATGATTACACTGCAGTCAAAAATGATTTTCTGAGAGATCCAAAGCTTGAGCCAGCAACAATTGGGATATTGATGGTCGTTCTCAGCAATAAAGAGAATTGGCTTGTATATCCAGAGGAAATAGCCAGACGGTTGAATATTAGCCGCGAAATGGTTTTAAGGCATTTCAAAAAGATTGAAAAAGCTGGATATTTACGGACTGTCAAAAAAAGTTTCGGCAAAGGGAGAGGAGTTCAGACTTTCAGATTCTTCTCAGATACAAAAATAACTGATTTTCAATTTGAAATTATGTTGCAACGTCTGGATGAAGCGATAGCTATGAAGAAGTCTGAGTTATCCACAATTACTTAATACAAAGTTGCATTTTACAACGTTGTATTTTACAACATTGCATTTTACAACGTTGTAAAATAAGGCACTAATAAATATTAACTAACAACAAGTATTAAATAACAATAAATATTAATTAACAACAAGTCCTACTTATCTAAATAAAAGAGAGGGTAGAAAAATAAATACAAAGGAGAAAGAAATGAGACCAAGACGATATCCGTATAGTGGACAAAAAGAGTCCACCTTCGTAAAGGCAGACCCTAAATTAGTAGAAAAACTTTTAAGACCACATAGTTTTTTTTATTGATTCCGAAAGTCTGACAACAGCTCTGGATACAAAGAAAATTAGTTGTCGCTCTTTAGAATTCCAAGTTCTATCATGGAATTTACCAAAGCAACAATGGTACTTTTAGAAGTTGATTTTGACACATATTCAATAATGTTGACAATATGTTGAGTTTGTTCAGTATTGAGGTTTAAATCTAACGAACTTAATTCAGATACAACGTATTCTACTAATTGATTGTTTGAATTAAAATTTTGATCTATGTGTTTTGAAACAACTTCCATAAATTTATTAGAATCCATATTACATCTCCTTTCTGTTGAATTTTTGACTAAAACGGTGAGAGGTCCTGGTCAAGAATATTATAGCAATTTAGGAAGGAATCACATCAGTCTTGAGACTGATATAGGAGGTTGAATGGAAGATAAAATTATCGAACTTGCTGATTACTTCATCAGCGAATCTAAAACGTACAGAGAAGCAAAAATAGCGTGTGAGAAGCTATTGAAACAAGTCAGCCATGAGATAGAACTCAGGGCGATGGAAAGCGAGACAGTCTAGAAGACAACAAAAAGCACCTGACGGCAATCAGGCGCATATCAAAAATTACTAATTAAATTATATCACAAAAATGCTTGCCCGCATAGTTGAGAGGATGTAAAAAATGGAAGGTATAACGTTACAATTACGGTTGGATGGCGAAAGTGCTGAATTGTTCACAAACCAATTACTGGCCTTTGCTGAAAAGCAGGTCAAGGAGCAGTTAGAGAATGATCGCATGCCAATCAATCAACAGGCTTTGATGAAGAAGTTCGGCTTCACTCATGGCTATGTTAAGCAGTTAGAACGTAGAGGGTTAAGATTTCGTAAGCAAGGGAAAGATATTATGTACGATGTCAATGATGTTTATGAGATTTTGGAATTAGAAAAAGAAGTACGAAAATTAAGAGCATAAGGAGATAAAAATGTTTGAACCACCATTAATTAATCAGCTTTTAGGAACTGGTGCAGTTATTTTAGGATTTATCGGTGCTGGGATTTTAGCACGACAAATGGAATTGCACGAACTGGAAAAACAACGAAAGTTGGAAGAACGTGATACGAAGATTATACAAGCGTTTAACGAAGCGGTTGAAATCGGTCGTGAGCTTGAACGTGAGGAGATTAGGAAGAATATCCGAAGAGATTTTCAAGGCTTCACGTTTGACAATGAACGACCTGAAGGTTTGAAGCCAGAGCCGTTAGCTTTGCCAGAACCTAAGAAAGTGATTATGAAAGTGCTACGTTGAGGACAAGACGATGACGAGAATTGAACTTGAAAACCGTGTATGGCTTATGGCCAATCACGAAGAAAAAAACGAATTGCTGGATCTTGGGCTAACATCCAAGGCCAGATATGTGAAACGAGTGCTGGAACTTGGAAAGGTGTATGCTCATGTTTGATTATGACAGAGATATAATGCAACCGCCTGAAGAACGAGAAGAACTTGACCCAAACCAGTACATCTATGTTGGGTGTGGGCAGTATCGATACGTGGGTGATGAAGTATGATTCAGGAGCTACACGAAGAAATCGATAACTGGCGAGCTGAGTATATGCATCTTGGCCGAGAACTCGGAGAAATCATCAACGACCAACAGGACATTATTTTAAAATTACAAAACGAAAATAGACGTATAAAACGTGAAAATTGGAATTTGAAGAAGACGAAAGGAAGAAAGAAATGACAAATATACCTTCAAACAAAGGGAAAAGTTATATCAGAATTGAAATGTCTCCGAAACAAAAAGAATTGATTGAAGTTTTAGCTGAACTCGAATGCTCTACGCCGAAAGACTTGCTGAACAGAGTAGTTGAGCGATTTATAGACAGCAATTTAGGACTTATTGAGGATTATAGAAACAGTTTGGACAACTTGAAGCAAAATGCTAGACGTAGATTGACAATGAAGAGTTAAGGAGAAAATAAAATGACTAACGAACTAACACAAAAACAAATTACATCACCAGTTGCAGCGCGCATTGGAGAAATGCAAAACGAGGGGCTAATGATTGCTTCAAATTACAGTGTCAGCAATGCACTCAGTTCAGCATATTATGCTCTAAAAAATTCCAGCAGTGGGAATTTGCTACAGACGTGCACTCAAGACAGTATCTACAATGCACTCCTTGACATGGTAACTCAAGGGCTTAGCCCGGCAAAGACTCAGTGCTATTTCATACCTTATGGCAACACTGTCAAGTTGACTAGATCGTATTTTGGCACTATGAAAGTTGTTAAGCAATTACCAGAAGTGAAAGATATTTATGCAGAAGTTATCTATGAGGGCGACAAATTCCAAATTAAGAACGAAAATGGTCGGAAAGTTTTTGTTAGCCATGAAACGGATTGGGTTAATGCAGACAATCCAATCGCAGGAGCTTATTGCATTATCGAAAAAGAGGATGGGGAGAAAATCCTGACCGTTATGACCAAAAAAGAAATTGATAAGTCTTGGGCACAAGCAAAAACAAAGAATGTTCAGAATAATTTTCCTCAAGAAATGGCTAAGCGCACAGTCATCAATCGTGCAGCTAAACAGTTCTTTAATACCAGTGATGATAATGACTTATTTATTGATGCTGTGAACCGTACTACAGAAAATGAATATGAAAACGATCGTCAAGTGAAAGAAGCTGAATCAGTGAGAGAAGAAGTTGAAACATTAGATGATATTTTAAAAGCCCCTAGCGCGCCCACAGAGCCCGATAACGTGATAGATGGAGAAATTATCGAAGAAACTAAAACAACCCCCAAAACGGCTAAAAAAACGGTAAATCCTGACGAGTTAGCCTCTACCGAATACCCTGCTGAAGAAATTCCAAACTTTGACGAAGAAACAGGCGAAGTTGTGGAAGAAATCAGCTTGTTTGAAGGCAATACGACTAACATAAAGGAGCAGTAACCATGGAAGAACTAACACAAGAGAACTACTACCAGGACACAAACTGGTTGACTAACTCACGCTTTAAACGGTATCAGCAGTGCCAAGCGAAAGCCTTTGCCCTTGATAGTGGCCAATGGGTAGAAGAGAGGGATGAAACCCCTCTTCTCCTCGGTAACTATGTTCATAGCTACTTTGAAAGCCCCGAAGCACATCAGCAATTCATGGATGAGAATGGCGACAAGTTACTTGCTAAGACAGGTAAGAATAAAGGAAATCTAAAATCTGACTTTGTGATTGGCGATAAGATGATTGCAAGTCTAAAGGACGACGACGGATTTAATCATTTGTATCACGGTTATCCATCAGATGAGGTTCAAAAAGAATTGATTGTGTACGGCGAAATTGAAGGCGTACCAGTCAAAGGAAAGCTGGATAGCGTGAATCTAAGTCGTGGTTATTTCGTGGATTTGAAGACCATGAAGTCCATCTACGCTGAAGAATGGAGTGCAGAACTCAAAAAGAAAGTCCCTGCAGCAGTTAATAATATCCTTGGATTTGGTTATCATGGACAACTTGGTCTATATCGTGAATTGCTGAAACAAATGACTGGAAATGATTTCAGACCATACATTGTAGCGGTCAGCAAGGAAAACGTGCCAGATCGTGACATTTTGAAAATCGATGATGAATGGCTTGAAGAAGGTTTAGACAAAATCAAGTCTGAAATTGTAGAAGTTTGGGATGTTATCCAAGGTCAGAAAGAACCTAAAAAATGTGGTCATTGCGATTATTGCAGAAGTCAGAAAAAACTGAATGCAGTAGTTAGCTTGAATGACTTGATTGAAAGTGATTATTAAGTTTGGAAAACCAACTATTTCCATTTTGGAAACAACTCAAAAACAAACAAGCCGTGCATTCTTGTAAAACTGCGAACTAGAAAACGTCAGTAAAGGTCATGTGACTTTGGACGAGCGACTGCCCGTATTTAGCCAATTCTCACAAAGGCAGTCGCATTTTTTAGATAAACAGATGAAATTTTTGGATTTATTCGCTGGCATCGGCGGTTTTCGTCTTGGTATGGAGTCCGCTGGGCATGAATGCGTTGGATTTTGTGAAGTAGACAAATACGCTAGAGCCAGTTATAAAGCGATACACAATACAGAAGGAGAAATTGAATTACATGACATTACAAGAGTCACAGATGAGTCTATTCGAAGATTCGGAAGTGTGGACATTATCTGTGGAGGATTTCCGTGCCAAGCTTTCTCAATTGCAGGAAACAGACGAGGTTTTGAAGATACACGAGGAACTTTGTTCTTTGAAATTGCTAGGTTCGCATCTATTCTCAGACCTAAATATCTATTCCTTGAGAACGTCAGAGGACTCCTCAATCACGAAAACGGAATTACATTTGAGACCATTATCTCAACCTTGGATGAATTGGGGTACAACGTGGAATGGCAAGTACTTAATAGCAAGAATTTTGGAGTCCCCCAAAATCGGGAGCGTGTGTTCATTATCGGACATCTTAGAGGAGAACGTACCAGAAACGTTTTTCCTCTCTCAAGCACTGGCAGACAAGTTGATAAACATCAAGAACAGTCAACAAATACCCTTACAACCAGATACCCAAACAGTCAAGGGGTCGGGTCATACATTATTGAAAGTGAATCGCAGAAAGTAAAATCTATCGGGAACATCCATCCTTCAGGAAAAGGGATGAATGGAGAAGTCTATCAAGCTGACGGCCTAGCTCCTACGATCACAACGAACAAGGGAGAGGGGCAAAAGATAGCAATACCTGTTTTAACACCTGATCGCATGTATAAGCGACAAAATGGGCGCAGATTTAAGTCTGACGGGGAACCTATGTTTACTTTGACTGCGCAAGATAAGCATGGAATCTTAATCGCAGGAAAATTGCCTGGAAATCATGACCAAAACTCAAGAGTATATGATACAAATGGACTAGCTCCTACCTTGTCCACGATGCAAGGTGGTGGGCAAGAACCTAAAATTATTCAACGTAGTCATGGTTATAATCAAGGCGGAGAACATGACATCGCTCCTACTTTAACTAGGAATAGCTATCACGAAAACAATCATTTATCAGATGGATTTAGGATTAGAAAGCTAACACCTCGCGAGTGTTGGAGGTTACAGGGATTTCCAGACTGGGCGTTTGATAAAGCGCAAGAGGTCAACTCTAACAGTCAATTATACAAGCAAGCAGGCAATAGCGTGACAGTCAATGTTATTGCTACAATAGCAAAGGAGCTACAATGAAAAATCTGACCTTATCGTTAGACATTTCAACTACTGCGACAGGCTGGGCCGTGTTTCACCACTCTGACCTTGTCCAGAGTGGTGTCTTAAAACATAAAAGCAAATCTTTCTTTGAACGTGGGCGCTTCATGGCTAGCGAACTGCGAGCAATTCAATCGAGAGCGCTCCAGAAATACGACTGCCATTTTGAATCAATTGTGGTCGAGAAGAACTCAGTCATGGGGCCAAATCAGCAGTCTATGATTAGTATTGGAATTGTGACAGGTATCATTCTTGGCCGACTGATTGCTGACAATGTGTACTTCGTGAACGTGTCGACCTGGCGCAAGTACTGGAAGTTTAGTTACAAGGACCGAAGTAAAAAATCAATGAAGCTGCAGGCTATTGCTAAAGTGTCCGATGAATTCGACCTAAACGTCAAAGATGACGAGGCAGATGCCATTCTGATTGGTTCGTACTTTGTCAATCACGGTCATGAATTCGGAGCCCTGGAAAGCCACAAGGTGAGTTAAGGAGTTGAAAGATGAAACTTAAGGAATTGATTGAGAAATTTGAAGAACGAAAAACAATAATTGGCAATTTTCAAGGTTATGCAGTTTGGTGGGAAGATGTTAAAGAAATCTTTGAACAACTAGACGAACCGCAACCAATCAAAATCCCGCAGTGTGTGGCAGATGTGATTGAAGATGCAAGAGAAAAAAGTCCAGAACTAGAAGATGCGCTTCATTATACTTGGGGTAACGGAACTAAAGAATTCACAGAATGGTACAACAAGAAATCTAACAGAGACCTCTTCGCTCGTGCATGGCTTGACGGCTACGAGGTCGAGGAAGAGAAGCGGTATTTGGTTAAAATTAAAGCAACAAAACACTACTTTGTAAAAGATGGAAATGGGAAAATATTTTTTTCTCTAGCATACAAAGAAAGTTTTACAAAAAAACAACTAGAAGAAGCTGGATTCGGCTGGGTATTCGATTGCCCAGGGATTGAGATTGAGGAGGTGGAGTGATGAAAAAACCTATGGTTGGATCATATTGGGTTCACAAGAAAACTCTTAAAGAATATAAAGTAATAGCTGTAGGTCTATGGGAAGAAACGCTAGAAGAGTGCGTTGTCTATGTGTCTTTGGATAAAGAGCAAAAATGCTGGATTAGACCATTAGAGATCTTCATGGACGGAAGGTTTTATGACCGACCATATAGTTAAATTGAGGAGGTGGAGTGATGTCGTTAAACAAATCAAGAAGACGAATAATGATTAAAAGTTGTTACAAAGAAAAGAAAATATTCAAAATATCTTTTCGCAACCATTTTGGAAAACAATTTTTAAATTGTTACTCAAAAGATAAAATCATAAATTACTCAGATACAGAAGACACAGATGGTCCGCTTATTGTTTTTGAAAGGGATATACCTAAAAAAATTGAGCGTAAAATGCACAAATACAATCTATGGTTGAATATAGCTTTCAAAAAAGGGGTGGAGTGATGACTAAAATCAGGACAACTACTCCTAAAGAAGAGACAGAACTTGAGTATTACGAACGAATACTCAAAATGCTACCGTTATATCCTAACCCTCTTTTATCACATGCTATGGCTTATGTCAGTACCAAAATTGACCGATTGAAGGAAATTGAAAAACGAAAATTAGATAGTAAGGAGGTGGAGTGATGAAAGTTGCAAAGTATACACACAAGTCTTTTGACGGAGTGAAAACCATAAAAGGCTGGGTTTTAGTAAATAATTATGGTGAACAAGAATTTGTTTATTACAACGGAACGGAATTATGTGTCCACCCTGCCAGCGATTGGGAGGGACAGTTAAAGGAGGTAGAGTGATGGATGAGCAAAACATTTTAGAGACACAATTGATTTTAGGTAAGCAAGTTTTAGAGATTGTCTTGGATTTGCTAAAAAACGACTCAAAAACAGGGGCAGTTCTACCTTTAAACATAAATGACCGTGAATTTACAATTACTGTAGAAAAGGAGGTCACAGATTGAAACGATTTATCGCTATCTGGATTCTGCTATCTGCTGGATTAAACATCTGGCAGAGTATCCACATTAAAAAATTAGAAGAAAAGCGCCCGATGATCATCTACAAGGCAGATAACGCAGGCGCAGAAATATTCGGCAAGGTCGTCGAGAAAGGACGACATGGTAAGTTATATACGCTGACTATTCGTAACTACGGGGTGTTCGTGGTTACGAAGGACGTGTATGAGAAAGTGAAAGTTGGGGATGAGGTGTTACTATGACAGAAACTATTAAACTACCATACTATCATGATCCTGATTGGGAAAATGCAAGGTACGGGTCGTTGGAAGAGCTTAAAGAATTGTTGCTCTTTAAGCGTATTGTGAAATGGGATAAGGACTTTTTGCTGCTTGAAGACGGCACAAAGGTCACTATTGAAATGTCTGAAAGTGATTGCTGTGCCTCAGCAGGTGGGGAGTTCCAAGATGTATCACTTGACGCTGTGATTACTAATGTTGAAATTGGAGAACCGGAAGAAATCCCCGACCATTGGGGAACTGGTTATAAAAACAAAGTAACTATCTTCCATAATCAGAACCCTGTAGCTATTGCCAATTGTGAAGCAGAGCATAACGGCTATTATTACAGCGTAGGCTCTTTAGTGATTGGTGATATTCATTTTCCAGTTGTTAATGCTTAGGAGGATTTGCCATGACACCAAAATTTAGAGCGTGGGATAGAGCGCGAAACGAAATGAATTATAAAATCATGGTAGGCAATTGTGATCTAAGTGATAGAAACTGGACTTGTCCTATCATTTGGATTGAAGAAAAGAAACGATGGTTATCATTTGATGATGATTATAAATGTATCATGCAATCAACAGGACTTAGTGATGAGCTTGGCAAAGAACTTTTTGAAGGAGATATTATCCTCTGGACCTATTGGGACGAATTTGAAGATAGTGGTAGCGCAAAGATTGTATTTGATAAAGGTATGTTTAAGTTGTTAGATATACGCACAGAAAAAGAGGTCTGGGATAATCTATTTGACTGTATTGAAAACTGTAATGTATACATTGAAGGCAACATCTACGAGAACCCAGAGCTTTTGGAGGATAAATAATGAACGAGGAGATGGAGAATGAGAATTAAAACATTAATGGGAACAATCATCAATGTTGACAAGATAAAGCGCAGTATCACAGTTGAGGGTATTGAATTAGGCTCAGATTGTCGTGCTTTAGTATCTAAACACAAAGATGGTACAGGTACAATAACACTAGTTTTTGATGGGAAAATAATTTAAAAAAGGAGTAAAAATAATGTTTACAGAATACAATCACAAAACAGGAAAAACGACATTTACAAAACTTGCTAAAGGCGGTATCATTACAGTTACAGCAATTGCTTCACTTGGAATTTTTCGTCTCACGGCCGTGAAGCGTATTCCAGCTAATACAGTTGGAGTTAAGGTTAGCGCAATTGGAGGTGTGCAAGAAAACACCCTGCAAACAGGATATCATCTAAAAATGCCATTTATTGATAAAGTCTACACCTTATCGACATCTGTTCAAACAAAAACAATGGAGAAAATCACGACTCAGACAAAAGATGGTCAATGGTTGAATACGAATATCGATGTGAAATATCGTGTCAATAAGGAAAAAGCCATGACGGTATTTTCTAATTACACAGACTTAGAAAACGTGAATAATAGCGTAGTATCTCCTGCTGTTCAGCGTGCTATAGAATCTGTAACAGGAAATTACGATATTTACGATATTCTCGGTAATAAGCGTACAGAAGTTTATGAAATGATCGACAAAGCTCTTAAAGAAAAATTTGAGTCTTATGATCTAGAGTTTGTATCTTTCACGATCACAGACCAAGATGCAGGAGATGAGATTGAGGCGGCAATCAAAAATGAATCTGTAAAACAAAAAGAAATTGACACTGCTAAGCAGGAACAAGAAAAAGCTAAAGTTGAAGCCGATACCAAGAAAGTTCAAGCTCAAGCAGAAGCAGACGCAGGTATCATCAAAGCAGAAGGTGAGGCCAAGGCCAACAAAGCTAAGTCAGACTCAATCACAGATAATCTTATCCGGATGAAAGAAGCAGAAGCCAGAGAGAAGCATGGCTGGGTCACTGTTAATGGTGCAGGTAGTGTGATCACGAATAAAGAATAAAATAAAAAAGCCAGCACAGCTGACTCCTTTGTGATATTCCGATAAAAATATTATATCATAAAGGAGCTATGTTGTGAGGTTATTAAAAAGAGTTGACGTGCAATTTACCAAAAAAAATGTATATGACGTTCTGGAGAGTTATCGCTCGTATGTCCGAATGGCAGGCGCTGAGTATTTGCCTAAGATCACAACGACCTACTCATTTGAACCAAAGACGTTTACTGGTAAGAACACAGCTACTGAGAATATGGTTATCGAACATGTGGATGCAGAGGCAGAGGTTTTGGAAATTGAGAGAGCTGTGAACTGCATTATGGATCCATACGTTCGGCAGGTTATAGCAAAGAAGTACATGGATATGAAAATCCAATTATCAGACAAGGCTATCTATATGGACTTAGGCTATTCTGAAAGTGAGTTCTACCGAATGCTTAGCAGAGGCGCTTTGGAATTTGCGGAAGCCTATCGAAAAGGTAAGCTGATTGTCTTTCGTAAATTTTTGGGAGATATTTGCAAGTAAATTGCTAGGAAATGGCTTATTTTACATGGTAAAATAGTATTGTCAAGTGATAGGTCAATTGACGTCTCCTTTATACTTTATTATATTTTTACGAGGCTTCGGTCTCGTTTTGGCGGTGACAGGCAAGTGGTTTCTCTCCTATGTTTCCCTTGGTTCGATTCCGGGCATCGCCGTTAAAGACTACAAAAAATAAAAAAGGAAAACTTTCAAAATGATTACTAATTAACACGCAAGGTAGTAGTCGCTTTGCATTTTTAGGGCTTAGCCTAGATAATCTGTGGTAACTCAGGAAAAGGATGTTTTTAAATCTATCAAACATCCTGCCAGTAATGGTCAATCTAAGCAATTTAATCTTAACTATTTCAGTTTTGGAATAGGTAGGCGAAGTTAAAGCAGAGAGATTCCAACGGCAAGGTGCTGAGGAAATGCAAACGTGGCGGTTTGGCTGTGAAACGAGTCTATAAGAGGAAAGAGGTGTTTGGTTCGAGGTGCAACAAGAGCTTAATACCATATCTTACAAAAATTGGGCGCCTCCCAAAAGTATGTAAGGTGAGTCGATTGTC